GGCGCCGAGGTTAATCTGATCGGGACTGCGGACGTAGATCCAGAGTTCGCGCTTAGCATCGAGATGCGCAGCGGAAATCAAATCGAAGCCCATGGCCACCTAGTAGACGCCTACGTCCTAGAATGGATTGGGAATGACGGGATTGTTAAGGGGGTGTCGAGATGAAGGTTTACATTACGAAGTATGCATTAACTGCCGGTATATTTTCTGTCGAGGCAAAGATTACCGATGGCAGCGACATGATCAGCTATCGCCCGGACGAAAAGAGTTTTTTGTGCCATGCGCATAAAGGTGAATGGCACTCCTGCGCCGACAAGGCCATAGCTCGCGCAGAAGAAATGCGCATTGCAAAGCTGAAGTCCTTGGATAAACAGGCAAAGAAAGTGTCGGCTATGGTCTTTGAGATAGCGCCATGACCGACACACCAAAGGGCCGCCCTTGCGCGGCCTGCGGTTCGCCGCTTTCTGATATCCGAAGCCAGTTTGTGCGAATCTGCTCAAATGGAAAGTGCGGGAAAACCGAACAATGGAATTTAGATCCGGGTCAGGCTCCTTTGCTGGGCGAGTCTCGGGATAGGGGGATGGCATGAGTAGATTTTTAGCGGTAGTTCACGGATGGCACGTCGAAAGCAAAGGCTTTGATGTTCATGAGCTGAAGGCGGACAACAAAAAAGACGCGGATCGAGAGGCATGCTGGCTGATGCATGAGCGCGATAAAACCTTCGACCGATGCGCCTACACCCTGATTGAGATTGAAGTGGGTGATCGCCTTGTTCGCCGACTTACTTGGCGAGAGCGCATTACGGGATGGCTGAACCCATGATAGCCAAGCCTCCTCGACCAAAGAAATGCAGAAACCCAGCGTGCGGCCAGTCATTCGCGCCGCAACGCATTGGGCAGCACGTATGTAGTCCATTGTGCGGCCTTGCAATCAAGGATGTGAATCAGGACAAGGCCAAGAAGGCGATGGCTCACACGGAGCGTCTGGAGCATAGAGAGGCAAAGAAAGGACTCAAGAAAAGATCCGACTACATGCGAGAGGCACAGACCGCTTGGAATCGATATGTTCGGGCGCGGGATTTAGGACTTCCCTGTGCAAGCTGTGGGGCGACGCCAAGTCAAAAGCTTGGCGGGACAATGGACTGCTCTCATTATCGAAGTGTAGGTAGCGCTCCGCATCTCAGGTTTCATCTGCACAATGCTGCAGCTGCATGCGTTCGTTGCAACCGAAATCTAAGCGGTAACATCGTAGAACTGCGCAAAGGGATGATAGACAGGATTGGATCAGAAAAGATTGAGGCGGTAGAGCGGGATCAGTCCGTAAAGAAATTCACCATTGAATATCTGGTTAGACTGAAAAAAATCTTTTATAAGAAAGCAAGAATACTTGAATCAAGGAAAAATAATTATGAGCACCAATAGTGCATCCCTGACGGCCGATAGACTAAGAGAGATCCTAGATTATTGTAAGGATGGCGGTGTTTTTTATTGGCGCGATGAGGTCAGAATTGGCTTTAATAAATCGGTTGTTTCCCACAGGTCTGGTGATCGAGCGGGAACAAAAAGAAAGACGGATGGCAGGATAATAATAAGGATTGATGGGAAGACTTATCTGGGATACAGGCTTGCATGGCTTTGGGTAACTGGAGGATGGCCTTTATCCGAAATCGATCATATTGATGGAGATCCGACTAATGATCGATTCTCAAACCTTAGAGATGCCAGCAGAACCAAGAATCAGGAGAACATGAGGCTTCCACAAAAGACGAAGGAGTCAAGCGCTTTCCTAGGGGTTTATGCAAATAAGAAAGGTAGAAAAAAGCGTTGGCGGTCGGCTATTTCTGTAGCGGGCAAGCAAATAAGCCTAGGGGCTTTCTATAATGAGATAGACGCCTACGAAGCTTATGTACACGCAAAAAGAAATCTCCATGAAGGATGTACTATTTAAGCACTACCGGGCGCTTGTCCGGGAGATGAAAAAGCACATGTGAAACCGCGCCACGTTTTTACTTTAATAGTAAATCGTGGCGCGACTTATTTTTACGGCGTGGACTACCGAAAGCAGGTGAGAAAATGAGCGAATGGATCAAGTGTAGTGAAAGGCTGCCAGAAAAACTTGAACGGTCTGAATTTTCAGACAGCGATCTAGATTATAATTTTTCTGCCGATGTAATAATTAAGGCCAACAAAGAGGATAGGGGATTTTTCCGGATTTATCCTGATGGCGAAGCTCCAGCGTATTATGATTTTGATGACGAGGTATGGTGCTGGAGTGAATTTTCTGGATCGCCAATGCTTAGACCTGACTTTTGGAGAAAGCTTAAAAAATAAATAAGCGCCCTACGGGGCGCTGCGCTTCTTCAGTTCGGCCCGGCAGAATTGTAGGAGTCGATATTGCTCGGCCAAGCCCCGCTCCAAGGCGAAATAATAGCCCGAAGCAATGGGGTCAAGTTCGGCGGCTCCGGTACCAGTTCCGCCGGCATCGGTTCCGGCTCCGGGCACACTAACGGGACACTTGGCCTTGATGTACAGCCGCTCAGGGCCAGCAGTAACACGGCGCTCAAGATCGTCAATTTCACGATTGTCTTTCTCCTTTTCGGAAAGGTAAGTAGCGCGGATTGATTCGGTCTCGGAGCGGGACTGGATCAATTGACCGTTTATGGCGTCCACGGCTGCGACAGTGGCGTTTGCTGAAGCAAGACTTATCGATCTGACGTCTTTGTCCCAGCGCAGTCCCTGCACATGCCACGCAGCAATGAACGCCGCCAAGGCAACGGCGGCGTACCGGATCATACCGACAGCCCGAACTTCCATGATGCAGGCCATTCTTCAGGATGTGGCTTACCCGGACGCCAAGTGCGAAGGTACATCGCCCAGCCTTCAGCCTCGTTAGTTGGAAGCTTGCCGGAGTCAGTCCACATCAGCAGACGGCAGAATGCGGCCGCAAGCACGTCATCTGTTTCAAGAGCCTCCCATACAGTGCGACGAACGAACGGCACGCCACGCGCATGGCAAACCTTTCGGGCTAGATCAGCGGTAGACTTGTGCTCCATTACGCCTCTGACGCCGCCGCCCTCTTCAAATTGCCAGTAGCCGCGTGCTGGGCCATTTCCGTATTGACGGCGGACAAGATATCCAGACTCTTGCTGGCCTATGGCTGCTTGATTTACCCTGGCAAAAGGTGAATCCATCTTGAGTGGTAGAAGCTTGTAGGATTCATTCACAGCCGCTGATGGATAGCTCACTTAATCTCCCCCTGTCTGATCTGCTGCATCTGCACATCTTTGGCGTTCATCTGACGCATGTAGCGGCGGTGTAGCGCCTCGCGTTCGGCTGAGTGCGTCTGAGTCATCTCAATGAACGTGCTCTGAAAATGAATCGACGCAACCATGTAGCCAAAGCCGACCGCCAGCCCGATGGCCAGCGATGAAAGTGACATGAATATCAGCCGGTCCTTTGACCGGCGATTGTGTTTGCATTGGTCTTCTACTTGCTCAGACATTTTGCCCACCGCTAAGTTTTTGAATGCTGGCGCGAAGCTCTTCGTTTTCTTCGCGCATGTGCTTCATCTCAATGATGAGCACCGCGTTTTGCTGCTTAAGATCAGACAAGGATGCATTGATCTCGTTCAGTTTTGCCCGGTACTCATCAATCGCCTGCTCGGCCTTTTCGGCCCTGGCCTGCCACCTGTCACGATCTTCTGAGAGGATCGTCACCTGGGTTGTCTCGCTTCGCTGAAGCTTGAACCACTGATGAAAGGCGCCGCTGATCGCAAGGAAAACAGCAACCCCCGCCGATATAGCTCCCGCCAATCCTGTAGTGCTTGTAGGATCTTCCATGGTGCGTCCTTACTCGGATGGCCAAGGGTACTGAGCCTGGATCTCTTCAAAGCGGGAAATAGCTTTTGATCGCACATCCTGATAACCAGCTTCTCCCATAATCTGCATACGCATTGCCTCAGAAAAAAGTCGGTCGCTGCCGGCCAGAGGATCAGCGTAAGCGCGAAGCCGAGCCGACTCAATTTCTTCGCGATTTAGTTCTTTGGGGGCAATTGAAATGCTATTGATTTTACCGTTTTCGTCAATGATCCACTGTACATCCTGAGCATTGAACATTTCGGTTTTCTTTGCCCGAGAAATCTTTATTGCACCTTCTGGAATATTATTTATACCTTCAATTAAGAAGGCAGACAGCTTGTTTTCACCATCGAAAATCACATAATCCATATTATTTTCCTATTGCCAAGAAAAAGATTTTCATAGGCTGTGAGTTTGTGTTTTCCAAAGAAACCTGATTAAGACCAATCGGGTTTGCATGTGGAGCGTAGAGCTGTGAACTCGTTCCGATATATGAGTTGCCAGCAACTACAGATCCAAACATCGAAGCAAAGGAAACAGCAAGCTGATAGGTAGCAGCGGTATTTGATGCAATTGTTTGGCTCCCCCACTGAATAATGATACGGCCAAGCCATGAAGGGAAAACAACATATCCTCCGCCAGCTTCTTGGTAAGTGGCAAAGCCAAGGCCCATTTTTTTTGGCGTGACTATTTTCGCGTCATCGGTAACCGCGTTAACTTCGGCCTGTGTTGCAATTGCCGCAATACCTGCAGAGCCTTCAGTTGCATTCTTTGAGAAAAAGAAGTCAGACAGAAGCTTTGGAGTTATTGCTGCGGATGTATTTGTTCCGGCCCCAGCTTCTTGAGAAGTCGCAATTCGTATAACACCAGCTACCGTGGTGGTTGCAGCTACAACTAATGCAGCAAATCTCGCGGCAAGCTTTTTAGGCGTTATAAATTTGTCGTCAATTGTCCCGTTGTTTGCTTCTGTCTGAGTAGCAACAGCAGAAATTCCCGGGGCACCCTCGCTAGCTGTTCTTGAATAGAAGAAGCTGGAAAGAGTTGATGGGGTAATAGCAACTGAAGTGTCGGTCCCGCCCCCAGCTTCTACTCCTGTTGCAATCCTTATGATGCCTTTGACTGTTGTTGATGCGTCAACAACAATAGCCGACAGTCGCTCAGAAAGGCGTCGAGGAGAGATTATTGTCGTGTTGTCAGTCCCCGCCTCGGCAATTGCCTGTGTTGCAATTGCCGCAATACCTTGAGCAGACTCAGATGCGCGCTTGGTAAAAAACCATGTTGATAGTTTTTGCGGCGTGACGGCAACAGTGTTATTTGATGAGTCTGCAACTTCAGCAAATGTAGCAAGCTTGACTACACCGGCAACCGACTCTGTTGCTACCTGGATTACGGACGCCAAGAAAATACTTGACCCATCTCCATAAATTCCCTGAGTAACGCCAGTTGGAATTTCTGCCCCACTACCGGATGACGTTTTGCAGGTCACGGAAAAAGCGCCAGCGGCACGGTTAACAATAAGCCAGTTCTTCCGATAACTAGGCAATATAATTTGTCTATTACCCGTTAGAGTACCTGTAATGATGATTATTGAGCGCGCAGCCTGCAAAGGCGTCAGCGTCACATTAGCTGTTGACATTACGACAGTGGTGGTTCCAGCGTCTTCCGGCTCCCATTCCGCGCCGCCCGATTCGGGATTGGTTGTATTTCCTGTGGTCGTGTTACGCCACAAGCCCATACGGTCAGACCTAGAAACTAGAGCGCCGAGAGGATAGCCGCCGTTTTTAGCGACATATGCCGATGACCATACATATTGGCCGCCAGCGCCGGTATAAACCACATGCTGGCTGATGGCATTAAGCACGCCATTGAAATCTTGCCCACGGGGAGGAATGCCGCCTGCGGGAAGAGGAGTCATTGTTGCGAGCGGGAAGCCATAGGTCCACGTCGCCTTTTGAGGTGGATCTGATGGGCCGCGCACTTCGGGAATCGTGTCAATGGTCCCGGATTGAGCATCCTTTCCGAAGGGGGTAAGAATCAAGTCAGGCTGCATTGTAGAAAACTCCTTGGCCGAAAGGCTGTAAACCCGAGCCGTCAAAACCGAAAATTCCGCCAGTATCGGCGTTTATAATAATGTCAATCTCCACCCCGCACGGCCTGGGCAGAATGTCGGTATTGTAAACCAAGTGAAGCTGATATGCAGACAGGTCGAACTCAAACACATAACGCATTTTCATAGGGCCAGTCAAAAGGCAGTAACAAGGCTTTTCGAACATTGAGCGCATCAGGGCGTTTATGTTTGGCGCGGTAGCATAAACTATGTTTGAGAGCGCCTTGAAAAGTATCAGCTCCCGATATGCGTCATCTGTAAGCTCCCAAGTATCAGAGCCTCCGCCAGGCGCGCTAAAAGGTCGCTCGTTGAACGGGAAGAAGCCTTGCTCAAATCCAAAATACTCGCCAGCCGGGTTTACGAATGTAACTGACCGGCCAATACCTACAATCCGCCCCCAAATATCGAGCCCGAAATTAACCGCAGTAGGCAGATTCATCACAAGATTATAAAAATCCGACGTGAATTTTGACGGGTCAATTGCAGAGGCAAGTGACTTGATAATTGCCATTAGCCTAGGGCTGTTGGCGTACTGACTCATAATCGTTTTTTCGATCATAGCCCCACCAATGTCACATTAACAGGTGATGTTACTGGGTACTGGTCAACACCAAAATTCAAGTAAGGAACCCATGTTGTACCGTTTGTTGAGAGCTCAAGTTTGACCGGCCTGATTGCTGCAGTATCCAGCGCACACATATAGTTTGCGCCAACGGCAAGGCCGCCAATTCTTGCCCTGTAGTCGCCAGACTGGAACTGTTCAACAATTGAAGCTTTCGCAGCTTCTGAATTTGTGTAGGAGATTGATGCAACATCTACAACGGTGAGCCTAAGAAATGTTGTGACATTCGCAGGACGAAGGAAATTTACAACGTACTCAGGAGGAATAACGTTTCCGCTATCAACATCTTTCCAGGTTACCGCTGTATTTCCAACGAATGAACAGCCAGTTCCGCCCTTTATGACAATCCATTTTGCTATATCTTGAGGGTCGCCGCCAACAACCGAAACAAGAAGGCTATTCCGTATCATGGAATAGTTTGTCGAGCCGACTGTAATGGTGTTGTCTGTAAAGTTGTCCTTTACAAAAACGTCGATTACTCCTGGCAGATTTCCGATTGCCCCGCGAACTGCTCCGTTCGTGTTCTTGCTATTTGCGGCAACAGAATCATATCGACGCGCCTCGAAAGCCGCTCTTGATTCCTGATTTGATCCTACCGCCGCAGCGCTTGGATTTTCTACACGGTCAATTCCGTCTATGGTCTGCTTGAAGGTTCTTATTGTCCGCGGGGCGGCCTGTATCGGCCCTGGCGTATTGCAAGAGGCGTCAGCAGTACCGACCCCATTGGGTCCAATTTTAGAGTCGGCTATCACCGACCATTCAAAACCAGAATCATCAACAAGCAAGAAGTTTTCAGGAATAACAGTTCCCTGAATCCCGCTAAAGGAAAGCTGTGCGATAGACCGGGTTTCAAGTTTTCTTGTTAGGAAGTAGATCGCCCCTAAAGCATCCTGAAACAGATCCTTTGCATAGCGAGGGTCGAAATTATTTCCAAGCGCTATAGATGCAGCATCTCGATCGTTTATTATCGCCGTCAGAGACGTTACAAGCTGCCCCTGAGGGGTTCTCGCGTCCTCGTTAAGGTCTGAGCCAAAGGCGTTTCGCATGATCTCCCACAGGCCAGCCGTAACCTCTTCGCGGGTAGGGGCGATCATGCCGATTTCTGTGAATTGAATAGGAGGGATCATAAGTCTATTTGCCCGGTCTGGTTTTCGTTATTGGTGAACAGAATGGAGCCGGTTGCTGATCTCCCGCGTATCTGTAGCTGAGCGTTTGCAGAAACTACGCCCGGGACAGATAGGGCCGCATCCTCAACGTACATTTTGTATAGAGACAGTGGAAAGCCATGCTGCCCCAAAACCGCCTCAAAGTAAGGAATCCCAACCGATTGATCGTAATAAACATCGCGCCGAAATGTTCTGGCTGCGGTAGAAATATCCTGGGCCTGCTGGTAAATATCGCTCGCTACAGCAATATTCCCCGAAGAATCTAAGGCTAGGTCCCAAGTATCAGGCATAAGAAATAAAGTCTTCATTCCATTGGCACGCTTGGAGTGGCGCCGCCAGACGGAAGGTGTCCGGCATGCTGGTTATACTGATCGCGCATGTCCTGCATACTGCTCGTTTTGTCGGTAATGTCTGCTGTCGAGATTATAGGGCAGTTCACTTGCAAAACGGTTGCGTCAACGGATACCGGACCGGTCGAGGTGATATTTATTCCGCTGTCAAGAAAGCGTATCCACTGAGCCGGGGCTCCGTTAAGAAGGCCGCCGATATAAAGACCGTCAGAAACATCGTGCGTTCTCAAGCTTGGCGGTGGGCCTTCCTGCTTGTTTTGCTTGGCCACAGTAAGGTCCTGATTAGCAAAAATGGCAATCCCAATATCGCCCGGCTTCGGATCTATGACAATGGCATTCGCGCCTCCCTGAAGCCTGAAATAAGGCATGTTCTCCATAGGCACGTTGGGAACGCCTTCGTTGTTCCCGTTCGTTTGCTGAATAAGGTCTGTGGCCGACAAGAAGCCAACAGGACCTATACCGCCCGGCAGGACCTCATTCACCTTAACAAGCGTGGCCGTGTAAGCCTTGCCGATTAGGCGGCTTAGGATGTATTCCCATTGCAGCGGCCCGCCGACCGACTCTTCAGGGCGTACTGGCTTGTTAACGGCTGATTGCGGCATTGTTTGGCTCGTTGTGAGTTGCGCGGAGGTCCATGAACCAGTTCCCGCCTGGCATTTCTGATTCAAGGTTCAGTGTAACGCCAAATACGCGCCAGTCGCCATTGCAACTCTCGATAACAGAGCCAGCAACACGTATGAGACCGCCAAAGGTGATGCCCGGGTTAAACAGGCATCGAACGTCAATACCCTGCATGGTGGGAACTGGATAACCAACAAGTCCAGATCCGGGGCGAAGGGTTGCAATACGGGTTTTCCGGGGCACTCCTTGCGGGGCAATGCTGATGCGGCGCTGTTCAATGTAAAGGTCAATTTGATAGCGCTTGCAGAGCGAGCGTATTTTGTTGAGGTCCGTATCGGCCAAGGTTACGTCGCTCATTTTCAGGCTTTCAGGAACGCCATTATTTTCAAGCTCGCAATTTATTTTACCGCACAGAACCTTTATCGCATCAACAACAGAGGTCTCACCCTTGAATGTAATAGGAGAGGCAGGTTGGTAAATGTTTAGCGCAGAGGTTGAACTAGAAATTCTAAATGCAACATCTGGCGCATTGCTCATATCTACATACCCAAAGGTTATGTTCCCCTCAAATACTGTAGTCAGCTCCTTTCCCTGCTCACCCGCCTCAATTTTTACGGTATTTAGCATGCTTTTAATGTCGCGCCAACGAATGCGAGTAAGCTTAAGCATTGCCTCCATATTCAATCCAAAGATTGATATTTCGGCACTAGGAACCACGGAGCCGCCACCAAAATTAATAGTGCAAAGAGTTCTTAGGTCCTCGGTTACAAGAGGGTTTCCCTTTGCAAAGGTATCGCCAACTAAGGTTATTGTAGTTCTAATTATTTTTTTGTTCATGCTTGAAGACCAAACAAAAACCACCTTTCACCGAGCCCTGTATACTCAGGATCTTCAGTACCTTGAGAGTCAATGAGTTGCAAATCAAAACCCACAGGCGCGTAAGATCGCAATGCTCGATTCCTTAGAACGTAGGCGCCGGCTCGCCAGACGGAGATATAAAGATCGCCACGCATTGAATCAACATCAATCGTATAAGCCGTTTCATTCAGCATGAATGATACTGACTGGTTTGGAATTGCCTGAAGCGGTATTACTTGCAAGGTCATTGCGGAACCCCCGATTGAGCGCCGTTCACGAATCTTTCAAACATAGTCATTGCTTTTTCGCCAACTGTTTCAAGCGTATTTAGAAGCCCGCCATCAGCGCTTATCGAATCGACGGCGCGACTCAAAAGAGATGTGCTTGCCTCGCCCGTCTGTTGCTCGCCAGTGTCTACCCGTGGTGAGTCTTCAGGGTTTTCCGCCTCTACTGCCTCATAGTTAACCTGGCCCTCCCGCACCTCTTCAAGATAGAGGTTGGCAATAATCATGCGGGCGCCATCTTGCGGGCTTCTCGCATAGTCAAAGCCAGTTATTGCAGCATTTCGGTGCACGTACTCAGGTGTAACCACGTTGAAAAGAAGCGTAGATTTAGAAAGCAGTTCAAGTTGAGCAATGAATGCCCCGCGCAGCGCAGCGCTTCCGCCACCCCTAGCCATAGTTACAACCGACTGATAAGGGTTTTGAACCTTGTTGTAACTTGTGAAAGTTCCTTTCTCTACAGGTGCCTGAGAGATTTGGCTGTTATTCTGGTATTTGACAGAATAAACGGTATCAGCCAAAAGTATAGGAACCCCAAATTGATTGTAGACGCCCCATTGATTTCCAAAAATCATCCTGATTAAAGTGGCACCACCAAAGCTTATAATCGCGTCAGTTCCAGAGGAAACAAGGCCCTTGAAGTCTGGAATATCTGGTATACCCGGAATCATTACATGCCCCCCCCTAGCTGATTTAATAGCTCGTTGCTTCGGGATATACCTGCAATAACCCCCTCCTTGGTTGCGTCAGGAAGAGTGCTTGCAGAGGTCTGAACCGTAAGCGATGCAATACTAACATCAATGCTCCCGGGGCTTATGGCGTTGCCAGGCGCAGGAACGGTCATTGCGTTTCTTGTCATCCGCTGGGCGGCAATGGCCGACATTTTCCCCGAAACCTCTGAGCTGTAGTTGGCGGTCTTTTCACCCCATAGAGCTCGGTTAGGTCCGGCGTGGTGATGCTTGAACGCATCTTCCATGGATTCCCCCGCGTCCAGCCGCTGACGAAGCTGCATGGCCGCCGCATCAATTGCCTGCGCCGGGTTTAGCGGATCAATTCCAAGGCTTTTTGCTGTCGGATCAAGGTACTGCATGATTCCTCGGGCCTTGCCCCATTTGGTTTGTGAGCCAACTGCGTTAGGGTCAAACCTAGACTCCTGATGCGCCAAGGCAATCACGGCCTCGACCGGAACGCCATGCCTTGCAGCTGCCTTTTCAAACTCTTGGGCAAGCTCGGGCGGCGGCGTAAGGCCTGAAGCAGAAGGCATGTTTCTTGATTTCCCGCGGCTCGACTTGTTACCGCTTGAATCTGGCGCGCCGATCCAGTCTGGAAGGTTGTTTTTTAGCCATTGAAAGGCGTCCTTTGTCGCACTGGTTATCGAGCCATCAGAATCAGGATCTTTGCCGGCCATGGTGTCTATTGCCTCTGCAGCTCGCCCAGCGGCCGCCGAGCTTGCTCCAAGAAGAGTCCCCGCCATCTGAGAGGGGATGGCCTTTGCCAGATCGAGAGCATCGCTCCACCGGCCTTCCATCACCGCGCCTAGAAGCTCTACCATTGTTTTAAGAGCTGGTATTGAATCGTAAATGTCGCGGCCGAGCTGCTTAAAGGCGTTCGCCAGCCCGCGCACAGATACTCCATTTTCGTCAATGATCCCGTTATCCTTTAGCCAACCTGAAAATTCCTTTTGAGCATCGGCAAGCGAGTCATACCCAGTCAAAAGCCTAGAAAATCCTTTCGCCAGGTTGCCAACTGAAAAATTTGTGTTTTTGATGTAGGTGTTGAATTTCTCCCAATCAAATAGCGATTTCCCGCCGCTGGCCCATGTTTTGTAATCGTCGTAAAGAACGGCAAAGCCAGCAGCAAGAATTGCAACAACTGCGGCGGTTCCAAGGATTGGAGAAATCAGCGCAAGCATGGCCAGGCCGGCCTTAATCAAAATAGGCAGAAGAACAACGCCGATGGCGATGGCCAGGCCTTCAAAAAGATTTCTTACCGTTCTCTCGTTTCGCGCCAAATAATCGAACCATCCAGAAACTACCTTTGTCATTTTCAGTAGAGAGGGAATCAGCGCATTGGCCAATATTGTTTTTAGGCCTTCCCACTGCGCAGACAGGAACGCTTGAGCGCGCCCCAGCTCGCGACTGATGCGTATTTCTGCCTCGCTTGATACATAGGCCTTCTTCTGCAGGTCTATCATCTCCTGCATTGCGTCACGCCCCTGAATGAGGGTGTTGGCCACCCCTTCATCCAGCCCCATGGCAGACGCCAAAGCGTAAGCCTGTTGAGGGTCCATTTTAGAAAGCGAGTCGGCCATATCCAGCAACACGTCATCCATTTCACGGATGCGGCCAGATGCGTCGACAACCCCCACGCCCAGCGCGCCAAAAAATGGAATCAGGGCGTCATTGCCCATAAGAACCATCTCTTGGATGCCTTGGTTCAGGTTTTTCAACGTGCTTGTTGCGGATGCCCCGGAACCGCCAAGCGCCGCGACGGCTGCGTCTACACCCTTAATATCGCGAGCAGCCATCCCTAGCCGCTTGGAAAGGAATCCAAGCTGGTCATTTGCATCAGAGATGGCAAGCGTGAATTTCTGCAGCGCGTTTGAGCCCGCAATGATCCCAAGGAAAGAAATGAGCTTTCGCGTAGCTGCAGCAATCGCCTGAATCTGGTCGGCAAAGGCCTTGCTAGACTCAGAAACCTCGCCGGACATATCGCGTATGCCGTCTCCGGCGTTTTTTGCCGCTTCCTCAGTTCCTTTTAGCGCGCCGCGCAGGCGCCTTTCGATGATCTCGGCTTGCCCAGCATCGGATCGAAACTGGTCTAGCTCGATCTCGATTCGCATTATCAGCTCATCGACTGTTACTGAGTTCAATTTCTAATTCCTTGAGAAGTGCTTTGTTATGCTGCGAAACCTGATGAAATTCTATCAAGTTCAGTGCGTCCTCAAGCGTCAGGTGCGTATCAAGATCGGCGTAAGTAGCCAGTCCATTATCAAGAACATAATAGGCCTGGCTACTTAGGTTTACACACCTTGCAAAAGCCTCTTGATTCAGAGGCATTTGCAACCCTTCTTTTTTGATTACTGGGTAACGCCTGCCGTTAAAAAATCCAAATTGACCTTGATGGATTCAATGCGCAGCTTCCACAGAGTATTGATGCTGCTAACGTCTGTCTCCAGCAAAAGGCCTCGCTCAGATCCATCGGGAAGACGCAGCTTAACATCCTGCAAAACCTCTTCCAGCAGCCCCTGTGCAACGGAGTCATCGACGCCGCCCAGTGCCTTTAGGGCAATGTTCAGGACGCCAGACATATCCATAAGGCCGCGGAAAACCGTCTCGCCATCGTCGCCCCGGGTAATCAGCCCGGAAACATCTACCCCCGACTTGCACAAGGCAAGGGCGACGCGGTTCGCCCATCGGTCGCCGCGCAACAAAGGCATTTTCTTAACGACAAAGGTTTTGCCGGCGTCCGCGCCACTCTCAATGGTTACGTCCTTAGTGGTAATCAATTGATACCCTCTTCGCCGTTGATAACCATGTTAAACACGTACTGCGTGCCGTTAATGAGCTTCTGAGCGGACGGGCCGCCGCTCTGACTCACAAGAAAACCACTTGCTTGGATGCGACGCCCAATAGAAGGGATCGTAACGTCAAGGGTGCACACCGCAGTTTCCTGGTTCGCGTTACACCATGCGCGGAAATCTTCCATGCTTGCGCGGCTTGGGCTGTTTGCCTCAAGGAAGACCGTAACCGGGATTTCGTGAGAAACCCAACCGCCCGACTGCTTGCCGTCAACACCAATGCGGGTCTCGCCCGTGGTCGCATCGCCAAAGCTGAATGCGTTATCAACCTGGTATCCCTGCAAGCGGATGGCCTGATCGAAATAACCCGCAGCCGTGAACAGAACTACGCTGTTGGCTGCCGTGATAGTGCGGGGATTTTGTCCCTGTGCCATGATAAATGCCCCTTATTGAACGTTGATGGATGCCATGTTTACGCTTTGAACGCTGCCGCCGTCCGTGTACCAGAAGGTAAACGGGAAGCTACCGCGAAGGCCTCGCGTCTGTGCGTCCGGGATCTTAATGTCAATGGCCCAACCCTTAGAAAGCAGGGTCGGGATAATGTCATATCCGGCCTGGGTGTTGATGATCGACTTCTGCTGATTGCTGAGCGCGGAAGGATCAACCAGCGGGACAATGCCGCCGAAGTTGAGCATTTCCTGAATAGGGTCAGCAGCCGCGGCGCGATGGTAGGCCAGGCCTTCTTGGTTGTACGGAATAAAACCGTAATTGGTAAGCATGGTCATCATGGCCAGCTGGAACTGAGCGTTCAGGTAAATCTGATTTACGTAGTTGTCGAGCCACTTGAACTGGCCAGACACAGCGCCGTTCACGTTAAAGCGGAACTCATCGTTCGCCGTTGCAAATTCGCCGTAGAAGGTGTAGCCGTTGCTCATCAGAGCGGTGTAATCAGCCTCATCGCTGATTGTGGCGGCGATGCCGGATTGCTTCATAAACATGATGTTGCGACGGCCGTTGGTGCGCTTGAAGTCAATGGCCGCGATGCCGCCGCACAGTGCAGCAACCTGCTCAACTGTGCCGTAGTAAGGGGTTGTGCCGTTTTGCTCGGTCTCAGAAAGCCATGCGCCAAAGCTTGCCGCATTGTTCGCCACAAGCGCGGAACCCTGGTTATCCAAGCCAACAAAGGCAAACCGGCTGTTTTGAAGCGTGGTCCATTCCGCGAAATCCTCAAGCTTTGCACGCTCTTGCTGAGACGCGTGGGTAATTACACCGAAGTTTTGCGTATTGTTTAGAGCCATGGCCATCAGCTCTGCGGCGGTAGCAACACCCCGGCCGCCTTCTTTTTTGGCGCCTGCCGCCTGATCCAGCTTGAGCGAAATTCCGGCCGGCCCCGATGCAAAGCTAATGTTGGCAGTGGTGCCAGTGTCGATTGTGTTGAGCTCAAAGCATTGCTGCTGCTCGTTGAAATCGCCTACAAAATTGCTCGTATCAGTCAGCAGCGCAGCGGCCTCAGAAAAGCTCGTTACCGCAGAGAAGTTTACAGGCACCGTGATAGGAGAGCCGTCTACAGTTACGATCAGATCGCCCGTGACGGTCTTCAGTTGCTCAAGCGTCATAGAGCGAACGCTACCACCACGCAGAATGGCTGGAAGGGCGGCAGCAGGGCTCTCCGTAACGTACAGAGCGCTTGGAATGCGGGTTGCTCCGTCATAGCCAAGGAAGTATCGCCCTGCAAATTTGTACTCGGGCGAGGTAAGGCCGAAGAATGCGCCTACCTCTGCCGCGCTGCCGAATTGCTGTACGCCAATCACACGCTCGGTTGAGCCGGTAATTAGCAGCGTATTCATCGCCAGCGGATTCCCACCCGTACCGATAGCGGACGGGTTGATAGTGACAATGCGACTTGCCGGAATAGACATATTCAGTCTCCAGGGACAGGTTTTATAGTGACGCCAGCACGATCAGTATAATCCTGCGCGACGTTTACTTGTGGATTGTATTGCAGGCCGAGGTCCGTTATCCAACGATCCTCATATTGTTTTGACTCGTTGATGTAGGGAAGTCGCCGATGAGACTGAACATATAGCGGCTGGCACAAATTAAGCCTTTCGCACGCGTAGCCGCTTCTCCACAGGTTTGCAACTACACGGCTCCTTTCGCCAGCCATTGCCCCGTAGAAGTCAATTTGAAAGCGAACCTCTGTCGAGTTCTGAATTGCCGCCTCGGTCGGGGGCAGGAATGTCACGCTTGGCTGATCTAGCGGCGTGTCAAAAAGGATTTGCATTACCACGGCATTCACGGGAAGCGGGTTATCGTTTTCAAACTGAGCAGCTTGAACAACTTGAAGTTCTGAGCCCGGGAAAAGCCCGAGTAAAAACGATCGGACCTCCTTGTAAATTTCGGCATAGGTTATGTTCAGGACCGGCATGAAATCACCCGCGTCCAATTTGCAAAAGACTCAGCCACTTGATCTACAACCCATATTGCCGGATCTTCTTCGCCATAAGCAGGAAAAATGAAGCGCGATGAACCTTTTTGAATCCAGCGGCGAATGCCGTCAATTGATCCGAAGGCGTAAAGTGAGATGAACTCGCCCTGTTTGTTTATGAGGTCAAGATTGTATCGCTCTGTCGATGAAAGAGACTGAGTTTGAACCTCAATCAACTGAGATTCTCGGGCCGCAATTTGTTTGCCATATTCGTCAACCGTGAATCCGGTGCTCACTTCAAGTGTGACCACCTGATTAGGATTTACGTTCTGTGTGGCCATATTGGCCAGGCCACGAACATTAATCATTGATCCACCTCGTAACTAAATGAATTGCGTAGAAGCTTGTCGTTTGCGCGCAGCGGCGCATCATATCCCTTTGCGTCAATCGTGCTCTGAGCGTTTCCCGGGTCGGCCCAAGTCATAACCGACTCTTTTAGCTCATCACTCATGTGCTCGCCAACAAGCCTTAGTACGACTTCAGGGTCATTCTCTTTCAAGAGAGATGCAATCATCTGCGGGAGAACATCCCTGTTTTTTGCGATTGCCGATCTGAAAAACGGCCTTGAGTATCGGCCGTATTCGTTGATGTAGCCTACCGTTGACACCTTCATTCCGTCAGGATAGGTGGCGGTTTTTATGATGCCGACTTTTACGCCAAGCGATCCTTTGGATCTGAACCTGTCGAGCATGTCGGTCAACTTTGTCATGTGATATACGTCCTTTGAACCGGCATAGGGGCGATGCCAAGCCGGTACATAGCAGAGCGGTACTTTTTGGTTAGCTGCCAGTACATGGCGCCCCATGGGGTTTGCAGATACCAGCGTTCGTTGTTGCCCATGGTCCCGTAGTCCAGCGACACGGAAACCGTTCCCTCCGTGGCACTTGAGATGCGCCCAACGATGTTGTTTCCCTTTTCTGCCGATCCTGTAATCGTGGCAATGTGAGCAACCAACAGATAAAGCATGCGCTTGCGGGACTTCAGGTCTTTTACAAGGCTGCACTTTGTATTATCGAGGAAGGTTTCCGCCATGGCGAAGTAATCCTCAAGCTGCTCATCAGTCGCTTTGACAGTCGGATACAGCCGCTTGAATTCGTCGGGGTAGAAAATAACCACGCCGTCAATCGCGAGAACTACTTCATCAGCCATGGTTATGCGTCCGATTTTCCGAGTACGCCAGCCTTGTCAGTTTCTTTGATTTGTGGCAACTGCTCATGCCCGGACTTCTTTTCTTTTTCGTCTTTCGCTTTGTCAACGGCGCGCTTTTCGCCAGACTCGGCAAAGATGATGCCGCTTGTTACGAGCTTGGATTCCGCATGCTCTTTGCTCCAGGCATCCCAAAGGCTTTCAGGAACTTCGCGAGTGATGCCGTGCGAAAGCCCAGCAATCTCGTTGTTGTTCCAGCCATTGATGCGAACCCGGGTTTCGCCTTGCTGCATGATGATGCCGTTTGGAAGCTTGCAACCAATAGTTACCGTGGTCATCTATAAAACTCCTGAGTTAGGGCAGGGCCGAAGCCCTGCCGCAAAGTTTAGATTGTTACCAGAGCGCTGGCTACAAACATCGGGCGATAGATGATTGTCCCCACGGTGCCTTGGGAACGCTTCTGGCGCCAGGAAGACAAGCCAAGCACCATAGGGTGCACACGCATTTTTTCGGTAAAGGTCGGCTCTACGGTATCAACACCCTCATAGTTCTTCACTACAAGCTTGATCGCCTCGCCAGCATCCGTAGACATTTCCGGCGCGGTTTCAACCGTCAGGCGCGGGAAGTTTTTGCGGATCTGATCGCTCACGTTCACGTTGTACATGTTGGTGCGCGTGAAAGCAGCTTCGGCTTGCGGGGAAAGAACGAGGATCATTTCCGAGTTGCGATCTACCAAACCGCCTGTTTGACTGACCAACTCAGTGTAAAGCTTGGCGATGCCGTCATATACAACCTGTCCGTCTTGGTTGAGCCAAGTTGGCAGGGTGATAGACGCCAGCAACGAAGGGTCGTTCAGGAAGCCCCAGTTGCGCAGACCAGATACGCCGTAAAAGTAGGACTTGTTCTGAAACTTGTTCAAAGCCAGAGCCGCACTGATTTGCTTGCGAGTTACCCAGTCCAGCTTAGCCGCGCCAGCACGGGCAACCTCACGCTCGCCCAGCTCTACAATGGTCTGGTAGAAGTACGTGTCGCGAACTTCCCAGTTCACGTTGGCGTTGCTCATGCCGTTTTCAGAGAAGTCATCGTAAGACGACGTTTCGCCGGTCGATTCTGCAATCGGGAACTGCAGGTAATCGTCAGTCCATGAACCTTTTTTGGTTTCGCCAAAAATCTGCGCAGCCTTCATTGGCTCGACCAGTACCTCGATAACCCGAGGGTCAACGTAGGTCGTGAAGGTCGAGAGGATACCGGCGTTAGGCGCTGTCAGAAGGGGCGCAGAGTCGCCAACCGTGCCGCGAATTTCCTGGTTCAGTCGAGCTCGGTCCTGCTCGCTCAGAACGCTCGGGGCGTAACCGGTGGCAAACACGATGCCCGCGTTTTGATTCAAATCGTGCAGATTCATGCTGCCCCCTTAGATCGAGAATCGAGTGATTTTGACAAGAGCGCCAGCTTCGGCGGCCTCGGCAAAAACAAAGTTGGTTGCTTGTGCGCTGGTAGCAGCGGCAGCAACGGCGCCCGTAGCGTCCAGAGCGTAGACCGGATCGTTTGGCTCTACCGCAGCAGGAGCAACCGCATAGAAGTCGCCAGCAGAGAACAAGTCTACTTCCTTACCTGTCGGGATAATCATGCTTGCAGATTGACCCAGCGACACAACGGCTTGGTTGTTGCGATGAACGAAACCGACGCGCAGCCCAGCAGTGAAAGTGCCTGCAACCTTACCGGTTTTTAAGTCGGCAAATGCGAACTGACCAACTGTCAGGGGCTGGCCAGCCACAAGAGAGCCTTCGCCAGCAAGCATGCTATTGCGAGGGTTGGTCGATGCAAAGTCGCCGGCCACGCCGCGGGGCAGGTCTCGGTTCAATGTTTTTTGAAAGCTCATGTTGTTACCCCTGCTTGAAACGGTTGGTAAGAGTGGATGGCGCGGAGTCGGCCACAGTGGTGCGAACGATCTTCGCTTCGCGTTGCATGGAGACCAGCGCCTTCAAGCCCGCCTCGTTAACGCCATCGCAAGCGACACCACGCTGTTTCAGAGCGTAGGTGTAGATCGCAGCGGCATCAGGGAAGCTATCGCAGGCAATGCGGCCGACGATGCTTTCAACCGCATCACGCGCTGCATACTTCGCTTCCAGCTTTTTACCTACAGCATCGGCGATTGCATCGGCGTCCATTGCGGTGGATCGCTTATCGTCGCGCTTTTCATCGCGGTCGTCGCGGTCGGTTTCTTCCAGCTTTTTGCGTTGAGCTTCGGCGACCGGGCCTTTGTCTTCGTCCATGGCGGGTGGAGTGGTGCCATCTTCATCACGGGCAACAGCCTCGCCGCCGATCAGCTTAACAACCTCATCAAAGTTGTCGCCAACCAGTGCGCGCAAAGCGTCTTCGTCAAATGCAGGCTTGTGCTCGATGTTTTCCGCAACCTCGCGAATAACTTCTTCCTCAACACCGTCCGTCATGCCATCTTGCGCAATGGAGCGCAGGCGGGCAGTAACCAGCGCCAGGGCGCCTTTTTTAAGTTTCATATTCAGCCTCATTTCAAGGGGTAGTGAATCGCTAATTACTGCGTCCCTGCCGATTCTACCACGCTCGACGAGCGCAGTATGATTTCCGTGGATGTTGCGCATTACGCCATCAAAAGGCTTGCCTTCAAACTCGCCGGGCGTCATGTCCGGATCGAAGTAATAAGACGATGACAGTTGCTCCATCTTTCCGGATTCAATTAAGCCTATCGCTTCCTCATCCCAAAAAGTGAGGTCCGCATAAAGCTTTCCATCAAGATATTCAATGTCAGAGCCGATGGCGCCAACCGTATGTTCTTTGCCAGGGCTTTTAGCGTCGACATAGACGTGCTTAAAAAGAAGTTGCTTGCCCTTGAATGTATCGGCTGATTTCTCAAGCTCTTCAGGGTCGCGCAACATTTGATAGATGCGGTCGGGATCAAGGCCAAGCTTTTCAAAGCCTGGTATCTCTCGCCCAAAATACGGGTCTATCTGCGCCTTGCTGATAACTGTCCGCGCAACGCGCAAGTGTCCGCTTTCGTCTATTGAGCGGACAGATGAATCAAAAGCAATGCTTCGGACTACCATTCTATTACTGCCCTTGATGTGCAACCGCAGTTAATTTCTTCGCCGGGCAAAACCCACTTTCCGTCGAGATACATTCCTTTATCAACTTCGAACTCCTTCCCATTGGCCTCAACGTGGGATTTCCTCGGCTCTTTTGCCGCCGCAGAGTGTCGCCATATTGCTTTTTTAATTCCAAGCTCTTGGCGTCTCGCTTGCTCAATAGCAGCATGGGCCTTGTTTGCTTGGTCCCGAGCAATTAACTTGCAACGATTTCTGCCGATATGATATGCGTGCTCCAAGTTGTCGGTCAACGTCTTGAGGTCAAAGCCGCCCTCTACCGCCTCCCAAACATATTTAGACACATCACCGAGGTATTCGACCGGTATCGACTTTATAAGCCCGACATTCATACCCACAGACGCCCGCACAGCCTTTCGCGTGTATTCAGTCATCTGCAGGTTAACGGTAAAGCCTGATTTCTTTAGAGCTGCGCTAAGCCTTCGATCATAGGCGCCAGCAGTCTGCCCAACAAACTTCCTTGCCATTTTTTTCGGAATTTCATTCAGAGCACCAAGCCAGCGGCCAAGGATAGAATCGATAACCCGGGCTAGGATGTCGGTCGCGTTATCCATCGCAACCGGCTGGGGCCTTTCCCAATATTGGCCGACAGCCTCCATAACTTCGTTGCGATAGGTTCGCAGAAGCCGGTTAAGTTCGGCGCGATACGCGGCCCGAATCCCGGCGTTTGGCCGGAAGTCGGGGAGTACAGTTCGCTTACGACTGGCTTTCATTTGCAGTCAGAACTTCTGAATAAAAGTCTTCGCTTTCAAACTGAGAGTTTCTATCTGAGAACCATACCACCATCACAGTAACTCGCCCCTTTTCGTCAGAGCCAGCCCCGCATACCGTCATGCTTGGGCTGCCAGACTTCAGCACAACAACATCGCCAACTTTAAAATAGCTCATTTTGTAAATCCCTTGGGGTTTAATTATTCGACAGTATAGGCGGTATCAAGCGAATCATCATAAATTGCCTGCCCATCAGGAGTGTCATCAACATCAATTCCGTTGAACGGGCTTTGCTCATCACCGGAAAGTGCCTTCCGGGCTTCTTGAGGCGATACGATAGCACCGGATACCAATTGAAAGGCGTTACGCCCCTTGATCTCCTGAACCTCTGCAAGCTCTTTTTCGTTTAGCTGATACAGCGGGTTGAAATGCCAGACGATAGCTGGGTCAATTTCACCGAACATGCTCAACTGGAAAAGGTCAGATATGCCCTTGATGATCGGTCGTATATGCGCCTCATTCTGAGCCATGATGTAATCATAATAGACGCGGATCTCTCCGTCGCTATTCGCATTAAGCCCTGAAGGAGTTATGCCCAAGAGCTTAACCATCGGCGTATGGCTTGGCCCGGCCATCTGCTCTTGGCTCTTTGTCAGAAGCTCAGGAAGGCTGGTGAGAGGGGTATTAACCTGGCCGATTTCCTCGCTTTCCTTGTCGAGCATCATCATGCCCGTGTTGTCGCGGTATCGGTTGAATATGCCGGCGCGCAGCCAGAGCCCAGCATCGCTACCGCCATCGGACAGCACCGAGCTCATGTCGGTTGATAGCGTGGTGAGGCTGAAGGAGTGAACCACCTGAGAAACGCTGTCCGCTGTCCTCTGATAGCGCTCAACATATGGCTTCATCAACTGATAGATCGAAATCCCGCCAAAGTTATAGGCGGGCTTCAGAATGTCAGGCACCGGGCGCATTATCAGCGTCAACAGACGGTCGGCGTGCACTTCTTTGCCCAGCACAAACCACTTGGTAGGTACGTAGAAGTCATCGTCGGTTGGGTCGTTTGCGTTGTAAACGCTCGGCGTGGACCACATGGGCTCAATCAATTTGAAGCCCTTGAGCGCGCCAACCTTTACGCCGATCTTGTCCGTAACGAACGGCAGAGATTCGTCTGAGTGGTCGAGCTTAATGTAAATCTGAGCGCGCCCCATGCTCATCTCAACCTCGACTGCGCGCCGTATCAGGCTGCGGATTCCGTGCGACTCAAACGCATTCGTGAGGCTGTTGATTTTTTCCTGGCGAATAGTCGCGACCTTCTCTCGCTCAACCTTAAGCGCCTCAATCTCAACGCTGGAAAGGTTTGAGCCGGCGCCCGTGTCGGGATCATCAATTTTGAAAGATCCCCATTCCCTGGTCATCTCCGTCGCAGTCGTCTCGGCCGCGGACCGATAGTCACTGGATTGACCCATGGCCGCCAAGACCGGGTAGCCGAGGAATGAACCGTAAAAGCTTGGGATGCCTTCGGACGCGTAGTCGTATATTGACTGGCAGCTATCCATAGCCACGACAGGGGAAACGTTTTCCGGGACCACGGACTTCATTAGCACCGGGGCTTGAAGCTTAAGCGGGGCGCTTCCAGCGGCCTCCCTAGATTGCTCTTCCTGCATCATGCGAATGATTGTCCGCTGCTGCTTAAGCTTGCGGTCTTCAATTTCGGCCTGTTTCTCGGCCAATGTCAGCTCGCGCTCTTTGCGCTCCGCCTCTTGCTTGCGACGTTTACGGCCGAGTAGGTCGATCATTAACGCAGGTTCTCCGGGTTGATGTTTAGGCCTCGACGGATCGGGGCATAGGCCATGATGAATGCATCACCCAGGTTGGGGGATGCAACTTCGCGCTTCTTCATGTCTTTTTTCGATTCTACCTTGACGCGCCCGTTATTGTCGAAATCGCGCAGCGGAGTGCACAACTCCATTTTCAGCTTAGGCAAATGCTTTATGTTGCCGTCGATACTTATCAGGTCCTCAATCTTGAACTTCGGCGGCGGCGTTCCGTTCTTTATTGAATCAATAACCATGTGGGTAAGTAAGAACCGATCAGCAACGTCCCACCACATTTGCGCCTTGATATTGGCGAAAAAGTCTTTGTTCTTAATCTTGGTCTGCCCGTAGTAGGCGTCAGGGCGAAGAACCTTACCGCCTGCGTTAAAACCATCGTGCGTGACCTTGCTATTCGGGTGGTCTTTGTTCAGGACGTTAAAGTTTGACCCGCACCCGGCACCTACGCCAATGCTGTCATAGATCAAGTGTGCGCCAGAAAGCTGCGCCTCGTGGTAGGCCCGTGTACAGGATTTAAACAGCTCATCTTCTCTGCCGTGCCATTCGTCAGCACTCCGCGCCACGGAACCCTTGCGTAAAATCGTGGCGCACAAGTCGGCGCCATCGTCGGCAACGTCAAAGCCAAGACTTGCCCGGCCGCTTTCCAGCTCGGTTATTAGCAGGTGCGCATCAATAGCCGACTCGACCCACGCCGATTTGATTACGGAGGTGTCATCGTCAAGCAGGTAGGCTCCTTCCCATATGTGGTTGTAAAGGTTGGCCGGCATGTTCGCCTTGTCGTGCTGGCGCTGCTCTTCAAGCTCCTTGCTGAACCATGGGTTATCAGAGTGGTTTACGGTGGCCAGCACTGTGCGCGGTGGCGGTGTACCGTCGAAGTTTTCAGCTACCCAGCTATTTGGGCGCTTGGGGTTCCAGATAACCCAAACCTCTGACTTGGAAGCCCGGATAGTTGGAAGCAGGTCAACCCAGCTTGAGTGTGGGACCGTCTCGGCTTCCTCAACAATCAGAAGGTCAATCTGAGCCATCGACTTAACCGCGGTGATGTTGTGCCGCAGCCCCTTAAAAATGAACTCCGTCCCGTTGGTCTTGTGCCGAATGTAGTCAACCCCGACATCGTATTGAGTCACCAGCCACGCGCACGACTCAATGGCGTTCTTCAGCTCGGCGTGGAAGGACTCCTTGATTGAGTTCTGTAACTCCCGCGTGCACAAGATCCGAAGGGTCTCAACCGCGCCCCATATGCCAGCCATCTTCGCCGCGGTAAATGACTTGCCAGAACCTCGGCCGCCGCGCATGGCTCGGTAACGCACCGAACCCCGCGCAGGGGCAAAGACAGGAATCAGCTTCTCTGGCATCTCAATGCGAAGCGTGCTCAATCCTCCGTCTCTTCACGCTTGAACATGGAAGGCGCGACGATCTCAATTCGTGTCGGCCCGCTGCTTAGGCTTCCATCGCTGTTAGTGTGGTCAACCTTCATGTCGGAAGTGATGCCAAGCGCGTCCCGCTCCAGGGTGATGAGCGTCTTCATTGTCTCGGCCAGTTCTTTCATGGTCTTGGTTCTGGCGGGCAGGTCGATAACCTTTTGATACAGGTCGTTGCGTCGGTCCTGGCCCTTGTCGTCTTCGGACCTCAGAAGCTCGCCAAGCTCCGCGAATAGATCGCGGTTATCGGTCATCCCCTCAAGCTCATCCAGCAGCTTGTTGGTGAGGTTGCGGCCCCGTGCAATATCTTTTCTATGGCTGAGCCGAACCTCAGCGATGGATTGCGCGTTTGCCTCAATGACGGCCCGATCTGTAACAGCGCGCTTTTCTGTTACATCGGGTGTTACAACCTGCCTTGTTACAATGTCTTCAGCCCGCGCTTTGATCTTTGCGGACAGGTCTTGAACCCATCCGTATTTCTTCGCCCGCCTGGCGATGGCTACGTGATTTGCCCCCGGGCAAGCGAGTGCGATCTCTCGCAAGGAAAGAAGGCCGGCCCGGTAGTGCTGCTCGATCCTCTCCCAGTCTGGACCTTTGGTCTCAACCGTCATAAGTGATATTCCTTAACTCTTAGGCTTCAGGCCTTCCAGGCAGCGCTGGTAGATCCATTGGGAGAACTCCTTTACTGGCACTGGTCCTGAGCTGTGATTGGCAAACTGCGCGGCCATGGTGGCCGTCTCATTCAGGTAGGCGCCCATCTGCTTATTGGAAAGGTTGTTGGTTTCCCTGTAAATGACTTCTAGGGGCATCCCAACGTTGACGCGCTCCATGATGCTTGCGGACATAACGCCAGCAACGAAGCAAAACTTCTCGGGCGCGTGGTTGAGATCGGTGGGAATTCCCGTGGACGCCAAAGCAGGCTGACAGGAAACGGAAACGAGCATTGCGGTTATTGCAAAAAGCCTTTTCATGTCCTTACCCCCGGCCTGGTCTATTAGGCGTCCAGTTTAAACCCTCACGCATAAAAAAGCCCCAGCGTTTTAAACTGAGGCTTAGTCCGAACTCTTAGCTGTCGGCGCTGTTACCCGCACTTCCCGGGCCGGACATGGTTTTATACGCCCCATGCAGAGTTTGGCTTAGGCGGGGGGCAGATCAATTCCCCTCTTGGATATTACGCTGCCGCAACCTAAGTTTGGAGCAGGCAGGGAGAATCGAACTCCGCTGTGCTAAGCATGGAAGGCTTGCCGCGCACCTTGCGCTTACCTGCGTAACTGGTGCCACCTGATGGAATCGAACCACATAGCCTCGGCAGCGGATTTACAGTCCGCCGTGCGTCCCAGCGCACTATCAGTTGGCAAAAACTTGGTAGGCCCGTAGGGGCTTGAACCCTCTTCCACCGGTTATGAGCCGGTCGCATCAACCATTAATGCTTCGGGCCTAGTTGATGCAGATGGCCGGTGCTGATCTCCGGCATATCGGGCTGCCTCTTTCGTCACCCGAAAATCTCATTTTATCGCATCAGCCTGCGCATTCATCTGCATCGGTAAATCAATCGGTCGAATCAGGTTAATTCGTGGTTCCCCTGATGCTGCCTTGCTTAACCGCCCTATCCAAAGCCACGAGTCTGGAATTAGGTGTACCGCGTCGGCCCGATTGATTTCCGATAAAGACGATTCCAACACCCGAGGATTCCTCGGCAGTTCCGCATGTGCGGGATGGCGGCGGACTCTGGTCTAGCAGAAATACTCATGCCGCGTCTTTGGCGCTGGTTGTTCGCGTAGTCCGCATGACGTTTGATTTCCTTATGAATCTCTTCGCGGGATATCGGTACTCGGCCTACACGCAAACAATATCACAACCTATCGTATTGTCCGGCGCTCTCCTTCACTCCCGGGAAGATCATCTATCCCTGCTCAACCCCAATGATCCGCCGGACAGTTGCAGTCTCTTTAAGGTCAGTCAGGATTGATTGCGCGTGCTCGTCACTGACTGCGTGAAGGTAGGCGCTGAATGTTCCGTCTGCGGTCTTGAAGTCTACTGCGTAAAGACTCCATGCCACTCCATCGACTACCGCGCTAAGGCTTAGGGTTAGAACCTGGCTCATGGCTTCGCCTCGTTCAATGCCTGAGCAAGCGCATGGCATTGGCCAGAAGTAAGCACGGTGTAGCAGCGAGAGGCCTCTACCGCTTCCATGATCGACTTCATGGTGTGAGTCACCGCTACCGGCGCGGGCTGCTCTTTGAATAGCAACTCCATTTCATAGCAGGCAGGATCATTTCGGAGAGGGTCTGTCACTGCTCGCCCATATTCAATCGAACCCGGCTCCCATTCAGACCATGCGGTGAAGTGGTCTTTCCCATCTACAGCGACACTCGCCTGCGTGAGTATGTTGCGACTCCTGGTCAAGCACGCCACCGGCTCTTGTTTTTTCATGTCGGTCATTTCAAACCTCTATCGTTATTCTGTAGTTGATCGCGTCTTCTAGAATAAGCCTTGCTCTAGCCAGTAGAGCGCGGCCGACCTTGTCGCTTGGGTCTTTTCCTGACTTGTAATCAATCGCCGCCTCCTGAATCACTAACGTCTTCTCGCGCTGCCATGCGCGATGGGCTTCAGCTGGGCCGTCGAAGTGCCCAAGGTGTTTTAGCCGGCCATTAGAGTTGCAATAGGCGCGATACTTGCCGCGCTTCTCCATGAATGAGACACCAAGAGGAAGATCGCCGCGCGAAGCCCTGCATGACGTAAATAGCGAGTTGATTCGACGAGGAACGAAGCAGCAATGTTCTGGCGAATAAACCTTGTTCCCAAGGCTAATAATGTCCTTGTCAATCTCAAAGAACATGCCGAACGAATCTTTATCGCTATATCCTTGCTGCTGATTGCACCATTCCGCGAATTCCTGAAATCCAGAGAAGCCATTCGTAACGCCGATGTAGGACGGCCCGTACATCTGGTATTTCCCGCCCGGAAGGCAGCGCGCATTGATCTTGTTCCAGAGGCCTGATGCTCGACTGTGATGCGTTATGGTTTTCCCTGGCTGGCGCTCCTTCCAGGTCTTCATCCATAGCCCTGATTCCGACTTTCGATCTGGCTGACCATGGATATTCAGCCTTTTCAGATCAGCATAAAGAATTTTGCCTGCCTCCCGCTCAACGCTCAACATCGGTTTATTGGTCATGGCTGCGCCCCGGCTTAGATCTAAAGGCAAGCCACACATAGTGCCCCCCTTTCGCTGTAAGTTTTGTTTTTCCTTTCTGTCTATTCCATGTGATTAACTGAAGCTCCTCAAGGATGCAGGTTATCGTGTGCCCTTGGTGCCATCCCGCCAAAACCGTGATACAGCCTTGAGAGAGTAAGCCCCTGAAGTCAGAGTGACCAAAGTTAGTATTTGAAAAAGATGCGAGCATATCCTGCTCAGTCACCAGGTCCGTGCAATCCTTTATCGCCACGTTCATGCGGTAATCTTTCGGCTTCACGACCCTTCCCCCTCTGCGGCTGGCTTGAGTGCGGCCTTGGCCAGTTTCGAAAAATACGGCTCGCCTTGCTGGCGTTCAATCTGCTGGGCGAATGCCGTGAGTCTTTCAACCCGCTGCTCTGCGACGGTCAGGCGCTGTTGCAGGGCAATCGCCAGCTTTGCGTTAAGTCCAGCCAGCTCCTGGGTGCTGGCCAGATCTTCCCGCAACGAATCCTCACTGGCTAGCGCGGATTCAAGCTCTTTCAGTAACGATTCTTCCTTGTAACGCTTAACTTCACTCATCGCCTTTACCCTCTTTGGTGGCGGATAGGGCGGCGTCCGCATCGAACATCGCGTAGTACAGCCGGTGATGGATCGCGCAGCTTGGGTCTTCGTGATCGTCGCCGCCGTGCTCTTCAACGCCGTCAATGCACCCGCTGTAGCTGCTTGCGATTTGGTAGCAGCCATGCGCAACGTCACGTAGCTTTTTGAATGCCAGCTCCATCTTGGCCAACTGTGCGCGCAGGTTGTCGCGCTCCAGCTCGGCGTTAACTGCCCGCAAGTGCTGAGCATCTGCGGAGGCTATGCATTTGCGCTCACTCTCCCGCAACCGCTCAACCTCCCCCGCATCGGAGTGGGTGAATAGCGGAATTAGGCTTCCCTTCGGGTTTTGCGATCCGAAGGCGTAGCAGCATTCGTCACGGGTAAGCGTCGCAGCTACATCAGCCTTGATCCAAGCCACCGGCTGCGCCTCTACTTGCGGCGGAACAGGGGCGTAGTCAATCATGGCTGTATAGACGCTTGAAATGCCACTTCCTGGCTTATTGAATTCCTCAAGCCCAGCGGCAAGCTGCTCTCTTGCAGCCTCAACCGGCACCAACTTAAACCCTTCTGGCGCAACAACCGATGTTCTCTTTAGATTATCCCCGCCATCCCACTCAAGCGATCCAGGGATAGTGAGGTGCTGTGCATCTACTTGCGGCGGAGCTGGGGCGGCCATTGAGCCGCACCGATCCAGCTCTTCCCGCAACGCATCTTCGCGCTTATAACTTGCCTCACGTTCCCTGTTCGAACGATTTACAAGCGAGTCATAAAGTCGGCCTACCTCGGCCTCACGGGTCAGCGCGGCGTCACGCTCAGCAACCAAATCCTCGTACTTTTTAGCGATATTCATTATTCAGCACTCCGGGCGCTGGATTTGGATTCGGCGCAGGCGTCAATACCCTCTAAAAGTTCTAGCTGTTCGGCTACGCACTTATTTCGATCATCCTCGCAGCTGTAACCGTTAGGGCTGTTCTGTCCGTCTCCATAACCCCATTCGTAGGCGTTAGCCAAAACTTCTTCCAGTGATATTCCGACTTCTGAGGTCTCAGCTTTTAATTTTTCGATGCAGGACTTAGCCTCAACCATGTATTCATGCATTTCCCCGGCAGCGTACAATTGCTCCGACGATCTTCCTTTCCCCCTCTCCGACTCAATTAACTCCTCAAGCCACTCTGCATGCCACAAAAGATTTTCAAGGGACTCTAGAGGATCTTTATTATATTTAGACATTCCAATCACCCACAAAAAAAGCGCTTTGGGGTTTACCGGTGGAACTCTGTGCAAGGCTAGGATAGACGGCAAGTCAGCCCAGCACAGAACGGTAAACTCCAAAACGCTTTGTTAGCCGTCTATCCTAATTTTGCCTAGTCGTTCCACGGACATCAGCGGGATTGATATTGCAGCATATTCGCATGGTGCGCAAGCTGGTTATTTGGACAGCTCTTTTGCTTTCTTCTTTGCCCACGCCAAAACATCCGCTAGTGCGCTCTTGCTGAAGACACTGCGCTGCTTGTAGTAGTCGACCGCCTGCCTGGATACATGGAAGCAAGTCGAATCCGAAAACCCCTGCTTCTTCAGCTCTGCGCCAACGTTCTTTTCGATAAATTCATGCGGAGTCATATTTGTACCCATTTGTTTTCTGAGTCGTAGAATCCCCTGAATTCGCCAACGCTGAATATTAGCGTCCCCGGGGTGCATAGCCATGCGTGAGTTATAGGGCCTCCGTCCAGGCTATAGCGAAGCTTTCTGCATGTCAGTCGCCTGCGGCGAACCCTGTATTTTGACAGGTCGATCTTCTTTATTTTCGGGATTGCCATGTCATTCACTCTCCTCGATCAATATAGATTCTTTCCTTCCGGCATGCATTAACTTTCGCGCCACGTTTTCGCTTATTTCATATCTGTGGAGTGGAGGGGACAGCAAAGGAATCGACTTTGCATTTCCCATCGAGTGAAGCCGCTTGATCAGAGCTTCGACAAACTCCCCGCGATCCGATATGCAGGCCCACTCCATCAATTCAGCCATTGCCTGCATGGTGCCAGGCCGTGCCCGCATGCGGATCTCTTCAGGGCGATCTGTCTCTCCTATCGAAACCTGATACTCCAGAGTCTGAAGCGCACCGTGCCGGCCTTTCTCGTGAAGATGATGGATTGCCAAGGTGATCGCTTCGGCCCGCTCTTCGATACCTGACCACTCCATAAGCTCGCAAAGTAGGGCGCGAGTGCCAGCAACAACAGAAAGCCTTAGCTCGATCTCTTTCAATGCCTTGCGTTTCTCTGCTGACCTTGCAGAGCGCTCCTGCTGGGTCATCGGCGACTTCTTCCTTCCGATCCTGGCTACGGCGCTCATAGCGATTCATCCTTGCAGATATTTTCTGCCCATTTGGTCGGAGAGCTGCAACGTATAACCTGATTGATCACCGGCCGGCAGCGGGCGGCCACCTTATCGCGGACGTTGTGCGCGGCTGCGCGAATCGCTTCATCAGTACCGTGAATG